GCCTCTGGTACGACTTCTGCTAGTTCATGTGCAATGAAACCATTGACGTTACCGCCAACAGTTTTCCAATCAAAGTTACAAGGTTTGAGTAGCTTAGTCTGTGCTGTAGCACCTGACATTGGCGTGACGTTTTCTTTAAGGCGATAGTCTGAGGATGTTACAAATGACGTTGCAGAAAGTGATGTTTGAACCGACCCTACAATATTATTAGCGCGATAGAAAATAATGGAATAGTCTGTTGATGCTGACCCTCTGGTGTTGCTAATCGCCACAGGGTTAGGGCCGCGCACACTACCTCCTGTATCAGACTCAACACATAGAGTTGTTGCACCTAGGTTATTACCAGTGCCTAGGTTAGTTCTGCCAGTATTATCAATCTTTACAGCATCAGTCCAAGTTATCGCTGCGTCTGCTGAACCGCTTGGGGCTACTCTGAATCGGAATTGACCATCATTTTGTGACATTAATGACGCTTGGTCTGTTACTTGATATGCCCAAGCACTCGAAGTATTAAGATATACATTTTGTCCATAGTGTGTATCCGAACCTGCGGCTGCTGTAGTTGTGCTACTTATACTTCCCGTACCACCAACTTGCAAAGCAGTCTGGCTACTAAGCCAACTTTCTGGCGTTACACCAACACCCACGTTGCCTGTAAACACAGGGCTAGCTGTTCTTACAAGCGTACCGCCACCAGAAGGTAACTGTAATGTCTCGTTTGAAGACGTAGTGGAATCTAAAGTAACTCCACCGCCTGCGCTGTTTTTAATCGTAATTGGCATAATAGTTCCTTTAGAGAATAACCCAAGTTGAGCCGTTTGTTACGGTTACGGTGTAACTGTTGTTAATAGTAACTGGACCTACCGTAAGGCCGTTCTCATCACCAGCAAATGTGATATTTTCAGCAATTACTTTAGCATTGGTCCTTATAATAGAATCTGTTCCAAGTGAAGGTCCTCCAGCGTTTGAATCGACGTAAGCTTTAATGGACTGTTGAGTGGCTAATGCCGTGGCACTGTTGCCAGACATGTTGTCTTGGTCGAGGATGTCTGTAATAGCAACCGCACCCGTTCCTGATAAGGAGTCGAATTCAACGGCTCCAGCCACGTCTAACGTTCCTGTAACGATTAAACTATCAGCACTTTCGTCCCAAAGAAGAGATTTGCCCGAAGTAGCACCAAAGAACTTAACATCGTAACCCGTGTCGTCAACACCTACTGACACGGTAGCGTCAATTTGAACGGCACCGTCAATGTCAACCGCGTCTAAGTTAGTGATACCATCCACATCGATGTTTCCACTAATGTCTAAACTGGCCGCAATGATTTCGCCACTGGCGTTAATTGCACCGTTAATATCAATAGTAGTGGCCGCAATTTGTATCTCAGTATCAGCAACAATGTCTAACTGCCCGTCCGTACTGGAGTTAATGTATATAGCAGCGTCACGGAATTCAATTTTTTGAGTAGTGGTTGTTCTGTTACCATTAGCTAACACTTCGGCAAGCGTTCCGCCTGTATTGGCATCGACATAAGCTTTAATGGACTGTTGCGTAGCCAAAGCGGTAGCACTGTTGCCAGACAAATCGTCTTGGTCAAGTATATCTGTAATAGCAACTGCACCCGTGCCCGACAAAGAGTCGAATTCAATTGCACCCGCCACATCTATCGTACCTGCAACAAGTAAACTATCCGCACTTTCGTCCCACTGCATGTACTTACCGCTGGTGGCACCAAAAAACTTAACATCATGGCCCGTGTCATTAACACCAACAGTAAGTGTTCCTAACATAGTCGAGGCCGCAGCAATGTTTACCGCACCATCTATATCTACAATATCTAAGTTAGTAGTACCGTCAATGTCTACGTCTCCACTAATGTCTAAACTGGCGGCAATAATCTCTCCGCTAGCATTAATCGCACCATTAATGTCTATAGTAGTTGCCGCAATTTGAATCTCAGTGTCCGCAACAATGTCTAACTGTCCATCCGTACTGGAATTAATGTAAATAGCCGCATCACGGAATTGAACTTTGTCGTCGGTAGATACCGCGACATCTGTTCCGCCCGTTGTATTACCAATAGCCAGTATTTCAGATAACGTATCGGCGGTATCTATTTGAGCGTCAACGTAAGCTTTAATGGATTGTTGCGTAGCTAATGCGGTAGCACTATTACTTGACATATTATCTTGGTCAAGAATATCTGTAATTTCTACAGACCCTGTTCCAGACAAAGAGTCAAACTCTACTAAACCTGTTACATCCACGCCGCCACTTGTCGTTGCAATCTTGACAGCATTGTTAAAATACAAAGACACCGCACCATCGTCTACAAACGTCGCCATTGTTTCACTAGAACCCGTGATGTCTATTTGAGCGCCGTTAGTAGCAAGTATTAATTTACCCGTGCCGTTTTCATTTACATAAGAGTTTGAACCATCATGGTAGATAAGAAGGTCTGCGCCTGTGCCGAAGGTGGCTTTAGCGTTATCCGTAAAATAAAGTATGCTTTCAGAAGAATCCCACAAGGCATTGTAGTTTGCGCCCGTTAAATTCAAGTCGTCTCCTGAAGACATGGTCAAACCCGTGCCTCCCGAAGTGTTACCAATAGCTAGTATTTCGGCTAACGTATCTGCCGTATCTACTTGTGCGTCTACATAGGCTTTAATAGACTGTTGTGTGGCTAACGCGGTGGCGCTGTTGCCAGACATGTTGTCTTGATCAAGGATGTCTGTGATTGCTACGGACCCAGTGCCTGATAAGGAGTTAAACTCTACTAATCCCGCGACATCTAGTCCGTTAACGGCTAGGTTAGCGTAAACATTAACTACCGTAGCACCCGTGCCACCACCGTTAAACTTAACAAGCACGTCGGTGCCTGCAATAACTTCGATGTCGTTGCTAGTGCTGTATGTGCCTTGAAAAAGAAAGATAGAACGACTAGCGGTAAGGCTGTTTCGGATAAAACATATTTTTTCGGCATCATTAGGCGTAAGCTGAACATACGCGGCTGCACTTAGATCGCCGCCATCGGCAAATTCAATCCATTTATTACGGCCCGTAGAAGACGCGCCGTTAGTAATAGTAATAGCGTTAGGTGATCCAGAAGAACCCGCAGAGGATAAGGTGATCGTGACTACTCCGTTAATGGCCTCATCTAAAATATTAGAGTTGTCATTAACCGTTTCGCCCCACGTTCCCGATTGTTCACCAGTAGCTGGTTTCTCAATACCGAGGTTAACTGTATATGTACTAGGCATTTTTAATTCCTCACGGTACTATGTTTGTCCAACTTGGGTTTTGAATAGGCACAATACTCATCCAAACTTGTCCCACGCTTGCTGTAGCTGATACTCCCGTTACTTCAACATTCATCACGCTATCCTAATGATGGCCGTACTGGCATCAGCAGTTGGAAAAACAACGGTAAAGTTTCCTGACGATACGGCTTTGTCCGCACCGAAATCCAACACCAATATAGCAGGGTTGGTTAACGATATCGAAGTCGTGTTAGGGGTGCTGTTATAAATCAATGCACCTCGAGCGGTGATTGTAGAACTGCCCCACGTCTCATCAACAAAATCCGTCAGCGCCGTAGTGCCAGAAGAAGTAGGATCTACGGGTGTTAAAGCTTCACCACCCGAAGTATATCCTGTGCCACTTACTTCGTTAGTAGTTGCATAAGCTGTAGTCGCCGCAGTCATCGTAGCCGAGCTAGTATAAAGTGCTATCTTAAACGTATCGCCGCTTGAAGCGTCGAAGTCGTGGGCACCATACATTAATTCTTTCTTAAAACTGGTACACATGTAGTTACCTGTAAAAGCCATGTCACAGTCTCCTTATATAGTTAGCAAGCTCGGGGTGTCCTGCTTCGGTTAAAGCGTTATGCACCGTAGTTCTATCCGATTTGATAGCTTCGTGCATGTAAAATTCTAATGTTTTAAGCATCTGCCCACGAAAGGCATGAGCTTGGGCCCTAATAGCAGGGTTTGCGTCATCTGAAATGGCAATAATCTTATTGGCACATCTTTCCGCAATTTCCTCTGGAGTAAATCCTCTACCGCTGGTGGTGTGTACTTCCACCGAGTTGGTGTTCATTTGTAAGGCTGTATTGCTCATTGTTTAGGCCTTATGACGGGTCCAGTGCGATATTCATCGGTCACTTCTTTGGCTTCGCCCAACAACTTCAAACCACCAATAGCTTCGGTAAACCGTTTGTCGTACAAAGCCATCATGTCTTGCTCACCCTTCATATAAATGTAGGCTTCTATCAAACAGCCATACAACATAGCAATCTCAGCGTTAGTACTAAGCCATGTCACACCGCCATCGGCACCCGCAGTCAAACTAGCTGGACGATAGAAGTAATGAAGCTCTACGTTGTACGCACTGTTAGGTGTGGGGCCCACGATAAAGTTATTAATGTCAAAAGTAGCGTAAAAACGAGGTTCTCCCGTAGTCGCCGATACTGGATTAAAGGTCTGAACAAAATCAGGGTCTTTAAACTCTAAGAAAACGTGATTACTGTTGCTATCTACAAAAGATAACGAGAAAGGCGCTAAGAAATCACTCGGTGCGGCTAAAAAGCGGTCACCTGAAGTCATTGCACCACTTACATTCTTCCTAAACAGGCTTAATTGAACACTTTTAAGTATTCTTTCTTCGGCCTGTCTAATAAATATAGGCAAATTGCTTACAAAGGACGTTTCATCGTTCTCTGTATAGTCCCTAATAGCTTGTTTTAGTTGATCATATGTAAAACTCATGTTGTCACCGTCACTGTTCCAACTTGACCAAAGCCTTGTACTGGTCGTAAAGTAGGTGCTACAACTAAAGGCAATCCAACGTAAACATCTAAAGGTTCTACTCGATCTGGACGCGCATTTTGAAGAGCTTGGGGGTCCGAAACCTTTCGGAAAGGACCTAATTGAGGTTGTTTAGGCTCAAATTCATCTGGACCTACCAACAATCCGTTCCATTCTTTTTTCATTACCCTATAAGGATAACGAAAACCAGATCGGTCGGAGATGGCATACGATTCTTTTCCAGACGCAAATTTGCCCATTATCAAACTCTCCTGTAAACAGGGGTCACGTTAAAAGACGAACGATCTCTGTCTTCTACTGCCGCTCTTTCAAACTCTTCCTCATACAATGCCTTTAGCATTTCAACACGATTTGGAGCGCGTTTTAAAGCAAGATAATAAGCCAGACCTGCTGCTAAACAAGGATAAAACCTAAAAGGTAAGTCCATGGTGTTAGTGTATATGTCGGCATCATCCATACGGGTTAAAGCGTCATAGTACACAACATCTGTGCTGTTATCAGGCACAGGCCAAAGCTTTAAATTAGGCGTAACTTGCCTATCTAAAAAGAATTGGTTAACTCGGCCTTCGGTCGTCTTGTTAGGTATACTTAAATACCCGTCACGACTCAATCGAAGCAAAGAATAATCAGTACCTGATCGTTGCACAACAACGGATAACACATCGATAACGTCTGCGCCTAACGCATAGTTACCCGTGCCATCAATCATCGTAATAGTACGCTGTTTAATGGTCCACTGGTTTAGGCCACGGTTAGCCCAGTCCGCAAGCAACAGGTTCAAAGACCTCTTGGCGGATTTTAGGTCGTAACCTGTCCTGACTTCAAGCCCACACCGCTCAAATGCCTCTTCGACATATTCTGCGACGTCTAACTCAAAGTCTTTACTTCCAGATGTAGCCATAAAATTTACCTACTTCTTTTTCTTAGCGGTTTTAGCTGATGCTGTAAACGCTTTTTTGGTCGGAGCACCTGCTGTGCCGACTTTGCGCATCTTCTCGCTCGACCCTGCTGCAATCCGCTTTTTCTTAGCGTTTATGTTGTGATATAGACCTTTATTGGGCATCAGATGTACTTACTTTTTTAAAGCTTTATGTAGAGCAGACCCTACAGCCGCGCCTACCATTTTACTTAACGTCTTGTTAAAACCTTTAGATCCCAAAATCTTTACTGCTTCTTCAGACCCTAACTGAGCCGCAACCAATCCACCACCAACACTTTGAGTTTTAACTGCGCCGCCACGAGCCATTTTAGTAGGTTTAACTTTACCACCTTTTTTCATAGCAACCATACCGCCACCACGCATACGCTTAACA